ACCCGCGCCGAGTCGGACACGCCCCAGGGCAAGCGCAACGGCGGTGATCTGCGGCCGGAGCGCGAGCCTTTCCCGACCGGCTCCATCCCGGGTACGCCGAAAGGTACGGCGTACAACCGGCAGAGTGGGAGAGGAGGTGGCACCTGATGTACCAACGCAGGAAACGAGGCGGACGACGCCACTACTAGGGAAGGGAGGAAGCTACCGTGTACGAACGTCGACGGCGCGGCGGACGCCGCAAGAAGTGACTCGCTCCCGGGCGGTCAGTCAAGCTCAACTTCCCACAGACTCACCGGAACGCCCCCTGACCGCCCGGGTCGGCCACAGGAGAAGCAATGGCAAACACGATCAACTCCAAGCACCAGAAGGTGGGCGGCAAGTCGACCGGCACCAACTCTGACTTCAAGCGCGACGGCTATGCCCGTGGCCCCGTGCCGAAGTCGATGATTGGCACCAAGGAAGGCTTGACGAACCACGTCGGCTACTCCGGCCCTGATGTGGCCAAGGGTACGCACAACGGCTGATGACCCAGACCGCAGACAACGCGCCTGACGAGCAGAACCTCCCCGATTCCCAAGCGCCGGGATCGTCCGAGTCGTCAGGCCCGGAGACGGTAGCGGAGGACCGTGAGCGCGAGATACAGCGGCACCTTAGCCAGCAAGGCCGCGAGCTAGCCGACGCGCGTCGCCAGGCAGCGGACGCACAGCGTGCCTCCGCCGCCCAGGCGAACAAGATCGGTGAACTCGAAGCGAACATCCGGCTTATGGCGGAACACCTTGGCGAGCAGCAGCGGCAGCAAGCCGAGAACCGGCGGGCCCAGATGGAAGCAGAGTTGGCGAGCCTCCCCCCGCAAGACCGACTGGAGCGCAAGATCGAACTCCTGCAGGGCCAGATCACGCGCATGCAGACCGCCGCGCCGCCGGCGCGACCGGTGCAGCAGCAACCGGCCCCCCCTCCTGCAGCGCCGCAGCAGCAGGGCGAAGACCCGTCCGCGTATATGCAGCGCCGGGTGAGAGAGATACAGCAGGAAGCTCAGAGCGAGTTCGGCGTGCTGATCACCACCGACGAGGTGCCTGACAACGCCTGGAACACTGAGGAGTCCTTCTACCGGTCGGTAATGAAACTGGCGGCCAGCAAGAGCCGCGATGGAGGCGCAGACGTGCCACGCAAACAGACAGCGGAGACACAGGAGCAGCTACGCGACCGCATCCGGCGTGAGGAGCGTGAGCGCCTGGGCGTCAACTCTGCCGCTGCCCCGCGCGCGACCCCGGCAGGCCGCAAGAAGGCGGCCAGCGAGGACGAGGTGCGCGGCGCGGCGCAGAGCTACGACTCCCGGCTCGGCCCCAAGGCGAACATCCAGCGGATGCAGGAACTGCGCAAGTCGATGGGTTGATGGCCGGCACGACCGGCACCAAGGCTGTGCCTGCCCAGGTGAAGCCGCTGTACCCCAGGAAACGCAAGCCAAAGAAGAGGAAGTAACCAATGCCGCAGGGTACAACCGGCTCCGTCGCGCTGGCTCCGGAAGTCAAGGCGATGTACGACGCCGACTTCTACATCCAGGGTCAGAGCGTGCTCTACTGGGACCAGTTCTGCGATCTCAAGGGGCCGATCATGAACGGCCAGCGAGGTATCAGCCAGAACTTCCCGATCATCGAATCGCTGCAGCCCAACCCCGTTGTGCTCGACGAGTTGATCGACGTGGCGCCGCAGCAGATGCGCGGCTCGGAGGTGGTCGTCACCCTGTCCGAGTACGGCAACTGCATCGAGGTCACCAAGTTCCTCGTCGCCACCGCGTACGCCGACGTGTACAAGCAGGCGGCGTACATCAACGGCTACAACCTGGCCGAGAGCTTCGACTACATTGCCCGGGCCGTGTTCGGCCAGGGCTCGCGCGTGTGGTTCCAGAACGCGCACACGCTGCGTAACCAGTTCGCCGGCATGACGGTCACCGCCGACCAGATGACCATCAGGTTCATCGAGTTGCTGTCGCTGGTCGCCGCCCGCTCGGCCAAAATGCCGCTGTACGAGGACGGCGCGGTCGCCACGGCGCTGCACCCGTTCGTGTTCTACGACCTGATGCAGGACACCACCAACGGCGGCCTGCGCACGATGGCCCAGTACAGCCACCCGGAGCTTCTGTTCAACGGCGAGCTTGCCTACTGGGGCGGGCTGCGGATGATCGTCACCGCCAACGCCAAGGGCTTCTGGGGTGCCGGCGCCGCGCCGACTTCGGCCGTCGCCACCACGCTCTCGGCCGCCGCCAACCCGGGCGACACGACCATCACCGTGACCGCCGGAACGAACATCGCCGTGGGCCAGTGGCTGGCCATTCAGGACGCCGCTGAGCCGGGCAATACGTGGTCGGACTCCAATGAGCTTTTCCGTGTTACCGGCGTTGCTGGAACTACGATCACCGGATTCGCCCTGGATCCTGGGCCTGGCGATGCTGCTGGCCTTCGTTTCGCTCACGCGTCGGGCACGGCGGTAGTCAACAACAACAGCGTCTACCCGGTGCCGGTCTTCGGTCCCAACTCGGTGACCAAGGCTAGCTCGGACTGGACGGGGCCCTACGGCGAGACCGTGGTCACCGGTCCGTTCGACCGGCTCGGCCGCTTCCTGACCTTCGGCTGGTACGCCATCGAGGGCTACGCCCGCACGCGCAACGCGTGGCTGTTCCGGGGCGAGGTGGGCTCCAGCCAGTCGTGAGCACCGTCGTCAAGATGGACGGGTACATCGACCCGCCCGCCAACCCTCACAAGGACGGCGACTACTACGACACCTGCCCACAGGATGGGTGTCTGGAAGTGGATGCGTTGCATCGAAGCGAGGGCGACCGGCCGGGAGTTCGTGAGAGTACCCACGACTGGTCGATCTTCAACGCCGATGCGCGCAAGGGTGGCTGCGGGTTCACGTGGACCCGCACCACCTCCACCGGCGAGCGGCGCGACCGCGCGCTCGGCCGCGAGCCGCGCTGGAAGACGCGCAGCGCGGGCGCGGAGAAGTTCCTCTCGGCGCCCTCCGACCAGTACCGGAACAACTATGATCTGATCAAATGGACATCCACAACGCCCACCCCCACGGGGTGATCGGTCTGCAGACCGTCGACACCAACGTGACGCACGACCGCTGGCCGTGCGTCTCGCATCCCCCGGAGATGCGTTGTGCGGACGCCATCGCCGCGCTCAGCCGCAAGCCGTACCGCGCCCTCAGCCCCGCCTCAAGCCAGGTGCCTGCCCGTGATTTCGTTCCAGCAGCCCCTCGCTGACGCCTACGTGCCCGGCGCACGCAACATCATGCTGCCCAGTTCGCCAGGCAGGCAGGTGCGCTTCCTGTCCGGCCACGCGGTCGTCAAGGACGGCCGCGACATGGTCGCGCTGATGCGTAACCAGATGGTCAAGCTGGTGCTCACGCCGTTCGCCCTGGACTGGTTCCCGGTGTGGGAGAAGCAGGCTGGTCAGATCAGAGCGGAGATCATCCGACCGGCGCGCGAGAAGGTCTGGGACTCGAAGTATCGGCCGGATGTCACAGACAGCGATCAGCCTGGTACGTGAGCTAGGCGAGCGTCTCGGAGACCTCGTCGTCTCTACCCCTCAGCCGGGCGGAACGACGACGCTCGTCGACCCTACGCTGGTGCAGTACTTCCCCCAGGCGCTGAACCAGTTCAACGGCTGGGTGTACGCCACCCAGAGCGCGCCCAGCGCCCAGAACCGGGGCCTGGAGCGGCGCGGCCAGCAGTGGACCCCGGGGGTCGGCGTGCTGCAACTCTACAACCCCGGCTTCCCGCAGCCGATCTCTGGCGGCGAGTACGAGATCTCGATGCGCTTCCCACGCTACCGGAAGATGGCAGCCATCAACAGCGCTGTCGGACAACTCGGCCTGACGTGGTTCCGGCAGATCGTGGACGAGACGCTGGTGACGCAGCCGCAGACGTGGATCTACCACCCCGACCCGCTGCAGAACTGGTCAAACATCTATCGCCTGGAGATCCAGATCAACACCTCACCCACGCAGATCGGCTACCCGTTTGCCGACGCCGAGTATCTGAACTGGCGCCCCCGGCGCTGGGTGGACCAGGCCGGCGTGGAGACGTGGGCCATCGAGTTCGGTATCCTTCCGCCGGTCGACAGGCAGCTACGAGTTTTCGGAGAGGGTTTCTACCCCAAACTCGTCAACGACACAGATGTGCTCGCGGTAGCCGGCAAGTGGGAAGGCGGGGTGCTGGAGTGGATCTACGATTGGGCGGAGTTCCGGCTCAACGATTCGCTCACCAACCGCCAGCCGACGGGTGAGGCGGAGAAGATCCGACAGCAGGCCATGGACCGCCTGGAGCGGCAGAAGAACGACATCCTGACCAACGCCCCGCCGCATCAGCCAGGGCGCATCGTGACTCCCGGCCACGGCGACGCGATGGCCTTCCCGTCACCTGAGGACTGGCGCTACCTGGGCGCCTTCAAGTCGAGCAGCTTTATCCGGGGCGGGTAAGTGGCCATCGTTCCCTGGCCCAACCCCATCCCCGGGCAGCCGGATCAGGTTCAGATCGACGGCATCCCGCTGCAGCTTGTTCCCGGTAAATACTCGGTCGAGGAAGCCGACCGGTTCGGGGAGAAGGTCAGCCAGGGCACACTGAAGTACGCCGACTTCAACCCGTACGAATCGGCCCACGCCATCGCCGCGCTGACCGGCGGCGCGGGGCTGCAGCGCTACAGCGACGCTGGCGACGACATCAACAAAGTCATCACGCTGTACAAGGAATCGTCGAACGTCAACTGCTCGTTCGCGCCGACGATCCTGTCGCCGGAGGTGACCACCGAAGTGCTGCCTGGTTGCACCGGTCCGGTGGTCTGGATGGGCGAGGACTGGACGATGGGTCCGCCGCTCACCAAGCGCTTCCTGGCGGTGGGGCCCACCTCCGCCGGCGCGGGGGTGTGGGTGCGCGGCCCCACCGGCACGTGGACTTCGTTTGCCACGATCCCCTCCAGCGCGCCGCCGCTGGCGGGCGCGGTCACCGTCTTCCGCAACATCATCCTGATCGGCTTCGGCGGCGCGTACCTGGCAGCCAGCGTGAACGCCGCTGGCACAGTGGGCACCATCGTGCAGACCGACGGCACGGCGCTGTACGCCTGGGCGCTCACCTCCGACCGCGCCTCATCCTATCTAGCCGGCGGACCGACGACCGGCGACTTCCATCTGGTGACCTCGTCTGTGCAGGCGTTCGCCGGCTATACGAACAAGGGCCTGGCGGGCTCAGTGGACACCGGCGACACAGGCATCAACGGCCTGGCACCGGGCGGCGGACTGGTGCTGGTGTACGTCGGCAAGGTCAACGAGTTGGGCATGATCGACATCACCAACGGTGTCTACCACAGCCTGCTGCCGTTCGACTCGAAGTACGCCACCAACTGCCTGCCGCTCAAGTGGGTTCTCGCCTCCGGCGCCGACCAGGCGCGCGGCTCGGTCACGCTGGTCTTCCCGCGCGAGCGCTCGCTGTGGGAGTACGCCCCGGCCGACCAGTTCTCCGGCACCGCGTCGAACATCTCGCCGTGGGCGACCGACTACCGCCGCCCGCCCAATGCCCGGGGGGTGATCACCGCCATCCAGGGCACCGCGCGCTGGCTGTACTACGCCGTGCAGAACGGTGCCGGGCACACGTGGATCTACCGCAACGACCAGACCACCGGCGCGCCGCATACCTACCTCGACCAGGGCACAACCGATGTGCGCGCGCTGGCCGTGACCGGCATGTTCACCGGCAACCCGCTGCTGTTCTTCTCACAGGGCTCCGGGTTGGGCAAGGTGGTGCTGCCGCTCGACGGCGACAACGAACTGGACGACCCCAACTGCCGCTTCAAGCTGTCTGGCTACGTCGACATCCCGGACATCGACCTGGGTTTCCCTGACGAGGACAAGATCGGCTTCGCCGTGCGCGTCATCAGCGACAACCTGTCGCCCGGGGCTTTCTACCACGATGTGCAGATGTCGGAGGACGGCTCGCCCTGGACCGACCTGGGCAACATCATCACCAGCCCCGGCCAGGAGGTGCGCTTCCCGCTGCAGAACAAGGCCAAGCGCATCAGCCTGCGCATCTGGTTCTACTCCGACGACAACACCCAGACCCCCCGGATGTGGGGGCTCAGCCTGCGCGTCTCGCTGAACACCAAGGTCTACCGGCTGTTCGTCATCCAGTGCCGTATCCCGTCGGGCAGCTTCTCGACGCTCGCGGACGACCTGCAGAACCCGTACACGATCATCCAGCACATGTGGTCGGTGCGCGCGGCGGGCTACCCGGTGAGCTACGCGGACCCCTGGTCGGACGCGTACTACGTCCGGCTTATCAAGCTGCAGCAGCAGGAGGCGCTGCGCGAGCCCGACAAGA